TAAAGATAATGACATTTTCTTTATTCAAGATAGAACTGACTCTAACAATTATCAAGAGTGGGAAGTAAACGGCACACCTTCATCTGTTACTAATAGTTATTTCACTTTTCCTGTAACGCTTTTAACATCAGGTGGAACAGGCACAACAGGTTTTGCCAATAACCATAATCTTTCACTTATTACTCAGAGCGTTGGTGTTCAGGGAGTTACTGGTGCGCAGGGAACTGTAGGCGCTCAGGGAACTACTGGGTTGCAAGGAACTCAAGGAACTGAAGGACTGCAAGGCACAACAGGAACTCAGGGCCTTAACGGAACTCAAGGAACTACAGGATCTCAGGGAACAGAGGGTATTCAGGGCGTAACAGGCGCACAAGGTACAACTGGAACACAGGGCTTAGAGGGAATTCAAGGTGTTGAAGGAACTCAAGGCACAACTGGTACGCAGGGAACTCAGGGCGTAACTGGATCTCAAGGAACTAACGGCATACAGGGTACAACTGGTGCGCAGGGCCTAGAAGGTTTGCAAGGAACGCAAGGTACTGAAGGGTTACAAGGAATAACTGGTAGCCAGGGAATTGAAGGAACACAAGGCACACAAGGAACTCAAGGACTTGAGGGATTGCAAGGTGTTACTGGATCTCAAGGTACTAACGGATTAAATGGTTCTCAAGGAACAACTGGTACACAAGGATTTAACGGAATTCAAGGTATTGAAGGACTGCAAGGAATTACTGGAACGCAAGGAGTTCAAGGATTAACTGGAACTCAAGGTGCTACTGGTGAGACTGGTATTCAAGGAATTCAAGGTACAGATGGAATTCAAGGTACTATTGGAACGCAAGGTACACAGGGAGTTCAAGGTACTCAGGGTATTCAGGTTCAGGGAACAACTGGCTTACAAGGTTTAGTTGGTACTCAAGGACTAGAGGGTATTCAAGGTACAACTGGTACAGACGCAACAGCATTACCTGGCATTTTGATGCTAGGTGGAATGTAAAGGGAGAATAATGGCAACCACATACAAAGTATTAGGACAGGTAGCGCCATCTGCGGCTAATGCTACAACCCTTTACACCGTTCCTGGAGCAACTCAAACAGTTGTTTCCACAATCAATGTTGTGAACACAAGCACATCAGTAAATGACACAGTGCGCATTGCTATCCGCGTTGCAGGTGCAACTCTTGCTATTGAAGATTACATTGTTTATGAATTAAACCTAAACCCAACTGCTACCTTTACTTACACAGGTGGCGTTACTTTAGGTGCAACAGATGTACTTACTGTTTACACTACAAATGGCACATGTTCATTTAACGCATTTGGATCGGAGATTGCATAATGTCAGTTTCAATTACACCTAACCCAAATGTGCAAGGCCCACAGGGATTAACTGGAACACAAGGTACGCAGGGCGTACAAGGCACTCAAGGTTTACTTGGTATTCAGGGATTAACTGGTATTCAGGGAACTGATGGAACACAGGGAACTCAGGGCGTTCAGGGAACTCAAGGCGTTCAAGGCGAACTAGGAACACAAGGTTTAACTGGTATTCAGGGTATTCAGGGAACACTTGGTTTACAAGGACTTACAGGAACTACCTACACAGCCCCTACTTTGGGAAGCACAACCTTAACTTCAGGATCTACTGTTACAACGGTTAATGGTTTGGTTAAGATTGTTTCAGAAGCATTTGTTGAATTAAACGCAAGTAGCCAGGAACAAGATTTAGCAATTATGAACATTATGGGCGGCTGGAACTAACGCACCCATAACATACCTACATCTGCGGTAGGGCGTAGGTTGGCTATTTTCCAACCGCCGTCTATCCACTCATCAGATGTAAGTTGATGCCAGGCAAGCAATTGGTTGGCATTGTTAGATTGCATGTTGGCCCAATCATCAGGCTCTTGTAGATGGTTCACAATGTATTGAGCGGCTACTTCTCTGTAACCCAATGTAAATAAATAATCTAATTGATCTTCATGTTGGTGCAAAGTTTCAAATGTCCATTCAAAGCAAAGCGTTCCCCCATAATGGCGGGTCATACCTTTCATCACTTGCCACTCAGCACCTTCAACATCAATTTTGATTAGATTAGGATTGCCATACTTGTCTGCAAGCGCATCAAGGGTAATTGTGTTTACTTCTACTTCACGGTGAGGCTTGCCTTTGTATGGCATGCCGTCTTTGGTAAGCCAATCTTGGTTAAGCGAACTAAGGCCATCTTCATCTGCCTCATAAAACTTTAAGCGCTCGCCATCTTTATCGCTAACTGCCATTCTAAGAGGCACAACATTGGGATTGTAGATAAAGTTACCAACCAACTCTGCATAAACGCGTGGAGCGGCTTCTAAGGCTATTACGCGGTATCCCTGGTTAAGCCCTGCAAGCACTGCATCTCCACGATTAGCCCCAACATCAAATAGAAGCATTGCCTATCCTTTCAAGATTGCTACGCACTGCGGATCTATACGCTGGATCTATGTCCATTGCATTTAAGCGCTCTAGTATTTGGATACTTTCATCTTTGCGCCCTATCCACCAGGCGCTTACAGCCTTTTCAAACAACAATACATACTGACCTTCATAACCCACATGAACAGGAAGCGGTGAAGTAAGTTGATTGTGCAATCCAATGTTTGCCCAGGTGTAACACTCTTGCCATTGCGCTAAACGCTCATGGAACTGCGCTAAAAGGAAATAACCTTCAGGGCGGTAAGGCAGATAAGCCACAGCCTGCAATAAACAATTACTTACAGTGGCCTGGCGGTCATTTTGATCATCAAAACAATGAGCGGCTTTAAGAAGTGACGCGTAAACCAGGGTTGGGTGTGACTCATGGCCATACTCTGCGGTGCGTAAATAGAAAGAAACCGCTGATGCTGTTTGGTTTTGTCTCTCATACTCCACCGCTACATCAAAATTTAGTGCTGGATTAAACGGATCTTTAGATAGTTCTACAACTAATTGCTCAATTCTCATACGCTAATGCCTCCACAATTAGATCTTCTACTACTGCGCCAGGTACTTGCAAGACAAAAGCGGCGTTATCTTGGAAACCAAAAGACACCAAAAGGTTACCTTTGTGAACCGCCGCCCCTACACAGAACTCAACGCGAGCATCTAGGAATGAGAATTCCTTACTTAACCCCACAACATTTAGTTCTTGATCCCACACAACTAAACGGTGACGGTAAATTGCATCTTTTTGTTGTAAGTAATTCTTAAACAGATCTACTTCATGGGTAATGGAGATGTACATACTGCCCCACCGTATGACCTGGCTAGATCCGCGCTGATCTTTAGGCGCTGGCATTGTGTGGCGCACAAATACCTGCTCACACTCACCGCTAATGGGGTTGGCATAAACTAACTCTGTTGGCATTGTCCATTTGATAAAGTGGTAAGGCTTATCTAGGACAGGTATCCAATTCTTTTCACAATAAGATGTGTTTGGCTCAGGAGCATTGATACGCACACGCCTAACTTCTTTGACGGCCCAATTATCCCAGTCAATTTCAATACGGCTGTACTCCATACGGCCTACGCCATTGGTTGTTGTATCTCTACGCACTCCCACCAGGTAATAATCATCTAACCACTGCACTACGCGGCAATCTTCTTCACCCACAAACTCCCAAATAGGTTCAACATCTAATTCAGATGTATCCACTTTGGCGTGGTCAATCATCTCAAGATCATCATTGAGGCGGCATAAATAATTAACCGTTACTAGGCGGCGATCTTTTTCAGGGTGCAGGTATGACAGTGGCCCAAATCGGCTAGGAAACTTCTGCTCATTTTCTGCGTGGTACAGCGTGTAATTAACATGGCGTAAGTTCACAAGAATGTTGCCTTTGTCATCAATAAAAATTGATGGGTTCATTAGCCCAGTGCCGCTAGTTAATCCATGAGGGATTACTAGGGGCGCAAGTTTGCCACCGTGTTGAACTGCCTTCTCTACTAAGTTCATAATCCTTACAATACATGATGTGGCTAAAATCGCTATCATTGCCACACGCCTGATTTACAAGAGGCATAACAAGGGAGATACGCATGGGTCTGCGTGACCGTATCGCAAGAGCATTAGCAACTGGCAATCTTGAAAAAGGCCCTAACCTGCCCAGGGGTGCTACAACAATTGGCACTGATGACCTGATGGCCCAAAGCGGTTTAGCAATGCAACAGACATACGGCAACAATGTCGCACTCCCACGCGCACCATTTAGCGCAACAGTTCCATTTGGCCCAGGCAATCCAATTATCCCTGGTGCAATTAACCCAG